CCAGATCTCTGGCGATTTTTTAGGTAAGCTAAATGACGTGACAGTTGGTAAATATGATGTGTTAGTAGTTTCTGGGTCCACCCTCCCATCCAATAGATACGCTAGATTTGAGTATTTTATGGAACTCTATAAATCTGGTATTATTGACCAAATAGAAGTACTTAAACAAACAGAAGTGGCAAATGTAGAAGACGTATTGAATCGTTCATCTAAACTGTCTCAACTTATGAATCAAGTAGAAGGTCAACAAGAACAGATTAAAGATTTGCAGGGTGACCTACAAACAGCTAGACGTGAGCTGATCCATGCACGTCAACGTGTCGAAGTTGAAAAGTTCAAGGCTGATCTTGAGCAATCCTCTAACAGAGCTGATATGGCTACCAAGCTTTATGCAGCACGTACTGAAGATGAGCTTAAGAAAGTCAAAAATGTCGTTGCTGGGCAAGAAGCTACAAACGATGAAATAATACCATTGGAGGAATAATGGAAAACCAAAGTAATGCTGAAGTTCAAGAAGCACAACCAGAAAGCGGTTCATTTTTATACGATGAGCCAAGCGCAGATACAGTTGCTCCCGAACCTACAATTACGCAAACACCAATAATGAGCGAAAGCTCAGAACAACCTCAAACTGAGCAGGGCAGTGAAGTTGCTGAGGTACAAGAAGTATCTGCAAAAGAAGATCCAAATAGAATGGCATATTGGCAATCGCAAGCTGATAAGGCTAAGAATGATGCACAAAGCATGGCACAAGAGCTTGATTTATACAAAAGAGCTGTAGGGCAAATGCAACAAGCGTCAGTCTCCAACGGAACCCAACCACAGCCACAGGTTGATCCATTGAAGGAGCCTACTGCACCAGATAGACCAATGACCTATAATGAGGTCGATGCCTATAACGATCCAGAGAGCGATTCTTTTAAATATCGACTAGATAAAGAAGCATTTCAAGATGCACGTTATGATTATTTAAAACAGGTTGAATATGCACGTGTTGAGCAACAACAGCACATGGCTGCACAGCAGCAAGAAGCGACTATGCAAAACCAGGCATACAATCAAGTAAAATCATCATATGGATGGGATGATATGAAAGCTGCCGATTTTATCGGATGGGCTACTAATCCCAACAATGTAACTCTTGATGTTCTAGCTAGATTATTCGATATACAGAACGCTCCAACACCACAACAAGTAAATGCGCAACAGAAGAAACAAGAATATGCTCAGACGCAACAGGCTTTAAGCGTACCCAGAACACCTAGTGTGGAAACTGGAGTAAGTCAGCCCGTTCCTAATGACAATGACTTGTTTAATGCAGCTTTACTTCAACAGAGCAAACTAAAAAAGTAAAGGTTAAAAATGGCGGCAACAGCAAAAAACCTTAGTGGCTCAGGTGTCCTGTATACTGATCGGCGAGATTTCTACATCAGCCCACAAGTTGTTAAAGAACTATGGACTGATGTAACACCGTTTACAACGGTTGTGGCTAATCAGGAACAGCGTACACCAGCTGATCCACTATTTAAAATGTTTGAACATCGTAACCCCTGGCAAAAACAGGAATTTTCAGCAGCAGCTAATCCAGCTAGTGTAGCTACTACAGCAGAACTTGCTTCCGCTTTAGCAGTTGACGGAATCGTTGGATTATCAAGTTCAGTTGATGGTTCTTGGGTAGGCTTAGAGTGTGAAGTTTGGGATTCAACCAAAGCAACACTTAGAGGTCACGTTGTGATTACAGAAGCATCTTCTGCTTCTACGCTTAAATATAAAAATATTGGCGCAGCAGCTATAGATGCAGCAGACAATGATGTCTTTATTGTAGTCGGTAATGCACATGGTGAGGGAACAGAAGCTCCCGATGCATGGGCAGACGAATTAAAGGTAGTCTATAACTCAACTCAGATCTTTAAAACTCCATTACAAATTACTGGTACCCTTGAGGCAGCAGCACTTCGTGGTGAGTCTTCTGAGTTAGCTAGATTACGTTTACAAAAATCACAAGAACATAAGATTCAAAAGGAAAGATCATTCTTATTTGGTGACTCTCCTTATGGAACTGGTCTTGCTGATTCACGTGATGGTGCTTCTGATGAATCATTCTCAGATGGCGGTATCACCGATGCAAATGGTAATAAAGTTCGTACAACGAAAGGTATTATTACTGCGTTAAATGATTACGGTGCTGATTCAGGCGATGATCAGAATGTATTCACTGTATCTGAAGCAACTTACAGTTATAGTAACTTTGTAGATGATATGGAAAAAGTGTTCCAATATGTTCCAGAGCAAGGCATGAAAATGGCTTTCTGTGGAATGGGAGCTATGAGCTACTGGTCTAAGATGGAAGGCGCTTCAGGTTTTGCAGGCAACTCAGGTTGGACTGTAAACATGGGTTCATCAGAACGTAGTAGCATGGGCTTTAATTACCGTCAACTAGAAACTCCTCATGGAGTTCTTATGTTGATCCCTACACCAGTCTTACGTGGTCCTTATAACAAATATATGATGGTTATATCAGAGGAAAATCTTTTCCATGCTGTATATAGACCACCTGTATATCAAACAAATATCAAAACTGATAATGCGTTTGATGGTGTTAAAGACCAGTATATGTCTGATGAAGGTATTGGTATAACCTTAATTGAATCTCATAAGTTATTTAAGATAACAGATTAAGGGAGGTTCAAATGGCTAGACCATATATTGGCGGAACAACGGCATCTGTCGAAAGCAAAACAGCAGCCTTTAGTATTGGTAATGCGGATACTGGCAAAACATTTGTTTTGTCTGGGTCTGCAATAACAGTTACACTACCTACTATATCAAATGATTACAAAGGATTCTCCTGTAAAGTTATATCAGGGGATGATAGTGAGCATGTGGTAAGCGGCGGTGCAAGTAAAATATACTATCATGGCAGCTATGGTACCGACCATGCAACAAATACTGGTAGAGACATACACGAAACAGTCTCATCGCTAACATTAAATACTGGCGCAATTAATGATACGATTGAGATTACTTGTGATGGCACTTACTGGTTATGTAATGGTTCAACAAAAGCAACGGTAGATGCTTCGTAAAACAATGACAACAAGGGGAGGGATATTACTTCCTTCCCCTTGTTTAAAGGAAATGAATGCAAACATTTAAATTACAAGTAGAAGATTTAATTGGTAGAACGATAAGTGATACTAGCGGTTTAAACGATATGTTAAATGCATCCGCTAGAGAAGTATCTGATCTATTACCGAAAGATATATTGATTAGAAATGCTAGTGTTCAGGCAGTAACCTCTAATCCTTATGATGTATCTAATAAAAGAATTCTATCTGTATCTAGAGATAGCTACTATGCATCTGAAATTCCTTACGGACAGCATGGTAGAGCATCAGATAGTGGAAGTATTTACTTTGCAGATTCAAGTCAAAAAAGAGATCCAATCTTTTATTTTAAAGGTAAATATTTAGTTGTTTTACCAGAACCGACAGGTAGTGAAAATGCTGAGGTTTTAAAATTTGATTACCCATCATCAGTTGCACATGGTGATACAGGTATATCTAGTTTTCCAGATAGTGCAGAATACGCAGTTACTTTAGGAGCAGCTTCAAGATTCATGATGAAACTAGCATCTGAAGATCAGAATAATGAGGATATAGAATTAGCAGCAAATACAATGACATTTGCTAATCAATTAAAGCAAGAGTATGAAAAAGAATTACAAAGAATAGGTCAACAAAAATGACACAGAAACAAATGATAGAAATGGTTAGGCAGCATCATCCCAATGCATCGGAAACGCAAATTAGGCTCTGGCTTAATTCCGCTTTGTCTGAGTTTGGCAGAAGAACCAGGATGTTGACAGGTGCTTTTACATTTAGCACTGTAGCGGACCAAAGATATTATGGGTTATCTGATGATATATTAGAAATCATATCTGTAGACTATGATGGGTATGATATACCAAGATTGGGCAGTAGACCAGAGATAAGGGATTTAACATAATGAGTGCGATGCCAAGAAAAAAAGAAGATATGCCAGAATATCAGGCTATGAAAAAAATGGATGAGCTTTTTAGAAATCAAGATGGTAGAGGTCAAATTTATTTTGACGATCCATGGGGCGACAATATACAAATTCCCCATACAGGAGGTAACGCAATTAAAGGCGAAAAAGCAAATGCTTATAATCCTTTTAATAATGACGGAAGTCTTCAGGATATTTTATACAAAGGTCATACAGGTCAAAAAATAAACAAACAAATGTATAGTCCTCAATCTATACAAGAAGCAAAAGAATGGTACGAACAAGCTGCTATGCAAACTAGAATGATTATGGAAAAACACGCCAATAATCCTGCTGTAATGAAAGCTCAAGAAGAAAAAATTAGAGAAATAACTTCAGTCTTGGAACAGTTAACTAAAGGATAACAATGGCAACTGAAAATAGAAAATTCGCTTGGTGGATAGAACGCGATGGTATTGCTATTGTCAAGCGTAGTATTGAAAATGTAGATACAGTATACGCTTCTCCAAGTGAAGTCAAAACAATAACTATTTTTGCTGTTAAAAAACCAAATTTACTTATTAGTGCCAGTACAGGTACTAGCAATACAACTGTCGGGTATACTGAAGAACCAGATATTCCTGATGAATTTAGAAATGCAGTTGTAGCAAAAGCAGTTCAACGAGGTTATGAATTAAGCGTTGAAACTTTAGCCGCAGCACAATATTGGGAAACCCAATTTGAAAAAGGAGTAAGAGAAGGTAAAAAATATGCTAATACAGGTAGGATAGAAAAGACGGTGATAAAAGGGCATGGATTTGAACCTACTACTTACTCTACAAGAGACAGAGATGAGTCATGACAGAGGTTGTATTAACTAAACCAACGTATACAGAAAGTGCGATATCTTCAGCTACAATGACTGAAGTATCAGCATATTCTAAAAACAATACTGAGTTAGTTAATGCTGCTGCTGCGTCATTCACTGAAAATTCAATATCGACTACTAGCACAGTCGAGTCAACTAAATATACGGAGGCATCGTAATGGCGGTTGCTAAGAACTTACACAAATATGCTGGTGTACAGGCGTTGAATTCAGAATACGCATCAGCATGGACAGAAGCATCAAGAGGTACTACTTGCAGTAGTGGTACAAATGATGAAATCAATATTGCAGTTCCAACTGGACATACAGTACTATATGTCTATTGTGATGAGCTATCTTCAATAGGCTTTGATACAACATCTGGAGATGCAAATGGAAACAATTCACTAAGAATAGAAGCAGGTAAAACTCACAAGTTTTACATACCAAATGGAGCAACTTATGTTCACGTTGAAGGCCAAGGCGCAAGTGGAACTAAGTATTGCTATGTGGTAACAGGATAAGCTATGGCAGATAATTTAAAATACTTAGAACGAGAAATATTAAACAAGGTCTTAAACTCTGGAGAAGATGCATTAAAGGTAGATATCGAAAATGTAACTTTAAAGACAGAGGGTTCAGATATAGCTATTGAGGTCCATCTAGATAAGGCAGAAGATAGTGTTGTAATGTTTAGCCATACAGTTAAAACTGGAACTGGCGGAACAAGCTATGTACCTTTGGTAGATTCAGATGGACATTTACAGGTAGACGTTATGTCATCAGGATTACCATCAGGTGGGGCTACCGCAGCTAATCAATCTACAATGATTACAGCATTACAATTAATAGATGATACGGTATACGCCGATGATGCTAATTGGACTAATGATACATCTAAACATACACTTGTTGGTGGTGTTAGAAATGATACACCAAATTCTATTACAGATGGCGATACAGGCCCAATAGCTTTAGCAGCAGATGGAGCTGTACATATCGATGATGGTGGAAATACAATTACAGTAGATGGAACAGTTACAGCAAATTTATCAGCTACAGACAATGCAGTATTAGATGCAATAGATACAGTCCTTGATACTATTAAGACAGATACGCAAGCAGTAGAAACTGCAACTATAGCTACACAAGCAGCTGTAGAGAAAAACTTATATGGTACTGGGCTTCCCATTACTGCCCTTGCTGGTGGTGGTGGTGGTGCTGGCGATCAAACATTAGGAGCAACTTATCAATCATTATATGTAGGAGTTGGGGGGAACGTGGTGGTTACTTTAGCTACAAGTGCCTCTGATTTTACATTCGTAAATGTTGCAAGTGGACAATTATTGCCTGTTCAAATTACTCATGTAAAGCAAACAGGTACTACTGCAACTAACATGATAGCCTTGAAAGGTTAATATGCCTTCAATTTCTGTCAGACGACAGGTAGTTAATTTTTTTAACTCAATATATGATGTTATCTGGAATAAATCACAACTTGACTGGAACGAAAGTAACGTAACCTGGGAAGATCATACGGGGTAAATGGCAGCTTTAACAGACACAACTATTGCTTCCACCTATAAGCAATTACTAAAAATCACATCAGAAGGTGTTGGTGCTGACGCTTCTGCTAAATATGTAGAAGATGGTTTAGGTACCGATACTGCACTATCTCTTAGCACAACACGTGTTGGTATAGGAACTGCAAGTCCAACACATACTACGGTTTTAAAAACTGATTCAGGTGGAAGTACAAATGTATTAAAAATTGAAGAAAAAGATTCTACTGATACTATTGTACAACTTTCATTTGGAGGTA